TATTCTCTTTGCCAAATCTGATGCGACAGGAACCGCATATACATTCGTATTAGGTTTGAAAGTAACATATTTAACTCCATCAATATTCATTGGTTTCAAATCATTTTCAGTATACAAGAAATCGCCTTGCACTGTCCCATTTATACCTAACTTCTTAGCATACTTTAAAGCATACTTCATCTTCTCAACAAGTCCTGGAGAATGCCCATGATTTTCTTCAATATCTTTTTCTGTTCTGTTTAACTTTGGTGTCTTGTTGAAGGCAGACTTGCTAGCAACCCAGTAATCTTTTGAGCTGTGGTGAATAATGATAGAGGGACTACCATCCCACTTTGTAGTTAATTTAGCAGGAGCTGGTCTGCGTTGAATAATAGAATGGTATATAACCAGAGAATTTATAGCATCGTTTACACCAGATGCTCCCTCTTCAAACACCAGATCTTCCAAGTGTGAGAGGTGGGTCAACCTATTTGTGTTATTGACCTTTTCTGAGATATATGTCTTTAGATTTAGCATTTATTTTATATAATTATACTATATTTGTAAATTAAAGTAAAGAACTATTTATCCTTTTAAATCAATTAATTAGGACGTACATACTAGCTTCTGCCACTAATTTTTTGGAAGAATAATAACAATACGCCATTAATTCTAGGAATTTTTGCCTATTAGTTGCAGTCATCAAAAGAGCATACATATATGAAACTATATTAGCAAATCTCTTTTGGGTTAAATCGTCACCCATAATAAATTTTTTCTCAACTTCTTTATAGTTTAACAACGTATTAGAAAATCTTGGGTACTTTGAAATAATACTTTTCATTTCCTTTTTTGCGATATCATAATCTTTTTTATTGACTTCTTTACCACCTCTAACTGAGTACTTATATTTTTCCAAAACATGTTTGGGAAATAGAGATGCATCAATAGCACCTAATTGATACCCAGCTCCAATAAATCTACCTTCTAGAGAAACGTTAAGTGTAGTAGCTGATGCTTTGAATCCAGCTCTAATAGCAAATCCAGATTTCGTTTGTAATATAAAATTATTAAAAGTATCTGACAGATCTACCTTATCAAAGGTAAAATCATATTCAAACTTTTTGCTCTTCAATACTGAGTCTGGATCAACTACAGAAAATTTAGCAGTGGTATTAGTGACTTGTTTCAAAGAAATAGGTATCAAATCTCCTTTGCTATAAGCAGATCTAATTAAATCATTCAGTTGATCTATGTGTTTACTTTCCAACAAAGGTTTCATATTAAAGTTTTTCTTTATCATCCAAACGTCTGCTGGATTCCAGTTATCGTTAGCTTTACCAGAAAGTTTTCTTCCAACCTCGTAAAGTTTTTTCGTTAGATTGTCAGCTTGTCTCTCGTAGACATATCCAGATTTTTTCAAATTATTTTTTAGAACAACAGCTTGTTTTACAGCTGAGTCGTAATATGTTGTATCGTAATATTTTTTATAAGCAGCTCCTAATTTTTGAATGATCTCATCTTCTGATAGAAACTTTTTCTTTTCTATCATTGATTCAAACATCCACATACTAATATTTTCTTTTATTAGAGTTAAGGTATTAGTATTTGATTTACTATTAGTTGTATAGTGATTGAAGAGAGAATCTATGGTACTAGCATTTCCCATGATCATAACACTTTTATTAGATTTATCCATTAAAAATAATTGTTCTGGACCTTCTGACAAAACAATTCTTATATTAGGATTTTTTATTTCTCTTCTTTTTATTGTAAAGACTGATGTTCCAGGCTGATAATTAGCCTTTCTGAATAGTTCTAAAACCTTAGCAGATTTGATTTTTGATCGTTCTTTTAATACAACCTTATGGCCATCCCCGTATCTAGAAGATCTACCTGTAATGCTTGCCATCACGTACCTTTAGTTTTTTATACTTTTTTTCCCATTTTACAATTTGCTGCAATAATTTATTTAGGGCAGCATTATTTTTAGGATCTTTTTCAAAGGTTCTTAGGTAGTAAGATAGCGTAGGAGAAATACTTCTTTTCTTAAAATTTAAGTCTGCTGGACTCTTATTTGGATGATAATATAATAAATCTAGATAAATGCAGTGAGCATATGCCTGTATCTCATCAAAATTAGACAAATATCTACGCTCTTGATCTCGTTTTAATTTTCCAGTTTTTTTATATGCAAGGTAATAATTAGCAAACTCGCCATCTCTACGCTCAAATTGCATAAAGTGTATAAGTTCGTGCATCATCATTTGGATAAATTTAAACTTAAATCTAGCCCAAGATTGTTTTGTAAAGTTAAACTGGTCGAATGACTTATCCATTATGATAGCAGTTATTCTACGATCTTCCATATCGTATTCGCCAGCAACTGCTATGTATTCATCAAATACTTTAGATCTACTTCGTTTATATAACTTGACGCTGGTGCGCCATTTCTTACAGTAATTTGACAATCCTTCTGAATTGTTCTTATATTTGTCTAAATCTTTCCATATTTTACTGGGGATAAATTTGGCTCTGAACGGACGTTCACGGAAAGGAAGAAACTCTACAAAATCAAAATTTAGTTTTTCTATAGAGTTTCTCATAAAATTCCCCTATTCTAGTAGATGACTTTTTAGAAAACTTAATATTACTGATTGGTCGTCGTATGTTATATTTGGAAATTCATTTATTAATGGCATCAAATCGAAGTTTGCTAGTATATTATTATATTTAGTTTCTCTACCACGAAGGAATTTTTCAGATTGATCAGATCCTCTATCTTTATATCTTTGCTCTAGTATTGATTTGCCTGCATAGATATATGTTATAACTAGTTCTGTGTTGGGAAGTGTATTGCAATACTCTAAAAAGGATTGATTAAATAACCTATCTCCTTCGAAGATAAGATTTATATCTGTTTCCTCCAACCATTCTTTTGCTACTGGTTGAACTGCCATAGATAATCTATCTGTACCAGCAAAAGTTTCTCCATCTTGGTATACCCCAAAGATAGAAAACCTATCATTTGATTCTCGCATCATAGGTAGCATTTTCTTTGGAGTCTCAGTTATAAACTCATAATCTTCCATAAACTTACGCATCAATGTAGTTTTACCAGTTCCTGGTACTCCACCAATCGCTATAATCTTTCTCATGCAAATGCCTCCAATCCAAAAGGTTCATCAACCTCATCGTTAAACATCCAAGATAATAAATCTATTTTACCTGAGTTCACGAAGAATTTAAACTTTTCTTTGTTTATTTTATTTCTATATGACAGTCTATTATCTAATGATTCATTTCTAGACTGCCAAAGAACATTCCATTCAATTCCATACCAATCATCTCGTTCCGCTAACATTATCTCTTCAGATTGTCTGTCTAGATAGTATCCAAGATACCTACCATGATGTTCTCTAAATATCTTTTTAAACGAGCACAAACAAGTTTCCATAGTAAAAAAGTCAAACTGTTCTGACAAATCTGGAAATCTTATTTTTGCTTCTTGTAAAATATCCCGAGCGGTTGATTCAAGTACTGCGTATTCCTTACTATCGAGCCTCTCATTAATTCTGTCCTCCTGTCCCAAGGCATAAAGAAGTCCATTACGATGAGAACGAGAACCTGAATAATCATCCAGCATAAGACTAGTAGGATCGATAATGATCCCAGCAGTATGCTTGAGGTGCTGAAGATAAAACCAAGTGGAATAACGACCAAATTTGTGAAGATTACTCTTAATGCTTCCCCACAAATTTCGAAAGTTTGCTTGTTCGTTGTCTCCATAATAACTCTCCAATACTTTTTTTTGTGTATTTTTACCAATAAATTTTTGGTACGAGGCAAACATATCTGGAAGATGCCCCTTGTTCCATTTAGTATCTACTTGATAACGTAGTCTCTTATAGTTATTTGTATTCCACCATTCCATTCTATCGACAGTGGCAAGTTCAAAATCAGGAAATTCATTCTTTAGAACCCATGCTGTGGGTAATTGATAAGTGTTTCCGTATAACCAACACAACCAGATTCTTTCTTCCTCATTGTGCTCATATCTTTTGTTGAGATAATTAGTCATCCAAACTGCAGGGTCGCAGTCGCCAAACTTCAGCGACCATGCCCACCAGCGGATAAATGCCTCTTTACGATTTTCTTTAAGACGATAATCTATCAAATGATATCTTTCGCATGAATTTCATATACACTGTCTCCATCAAACAAAGGAAGAATGACAATGTGGATATTTGGAACTTCAGCTCTACCAACTAAAAGATCTTTCTTTAATTGCCGTAAAATTCTATCCCGTTCATCATCGTAAAGTGCTGGTGATTTAGTATCATGACTTAAAACTAAAACACAACATTTAACACCTTCAGATAATTTTCTAATTGCTGCAGAGTGAGCATTACCAATATCGCCCATAGTAAGTTTACCTCTAGCAAAGTCATCTGTCTCACCATTATTATATTTTAGAGCAAGTCTATGACCAAGTTCATTACGAGTCTCTCCAATAACACGTTTAATCTGATCAAAGGGAATAATCGTTTTATTCAGTTCTATAAGTTTTTTATTTAAAGAAATTTCTTTCTCAAGATCTGCCCAAGCAGCATCAAATGTACTGGTTGTATACTGACTTATATCTACAACTATTTTTCTAATATATTTTTTTGCTGTAGGTTCTTTACGCAAAATCTGAAGTGCATGCTTATCATCATAAGGAATATTTTTAGAATTCAAATACCTTCTAATATTACGATCGATACTACGAATACAATCTTGTTTGGTTTTAGGTTTTTGTATATTATCTTTAGGATTAATTGCCTCACCAAAGGTTTTTACGAGTTCCCAATCTCCAGCAAAGTGTTCTTCAAGCGACATTTCAACAATCTTACATCTCTCCCAACCAATTTTATGCAGAGCGCAAATTGTATGGTGACCATTAACAAGTTTATCATCAACAAGAATAATAGGTTTTGTTTTTGCCGATTCTCCTGGATCTTGACCATTTCTTCTCTCATCTCTCATCAAATCAGCAAGGTCATCAACATGTTTATTATCAATCAATTCATCACGAGTTTGAACGTCCTCTTCAGCATTCTCTAGTTTAGAGTATATTAATCCAACTAATGTTCGTTCCACATTATCTGGATTTTGCGCATACTTAATCGCTGCATCAATAATCGCCTCTGCATTATCTAACTCTAAGGAACTTTCTGGTGAAAGTTCAGTAGCACGTGTTTCTATAACGTCAACATAGCAGTCCTTTATCCATTCTTCAGAAACTTTAGAATAATCAAGAGTGATACCAGATTCTTCAAGATCAAAACCATTACCATTTGATTCATTATAAAAATCAGGACTTGCTGCAGCATTAATAAGACTTAATACTTTTTGTTCTAATATCAGAATTTCCTCAGTTGTTCCCTCAGCAATAATGGTTTTTGTCATATGTGCTTTATCATCTTTGAACTCTAAAGTTTTAGATGAACCATAGTAACTTGCACTATATTCTTTAGAATCAAACCCAAGATATTTTTTACCAAATCGGGGATGACCATTTTTAGAGTTAATGCTTAAATATAATTTTGCTGGTTCTTTTAAATCCACAATAATCACCTATGAAAAATAATTAATAATTAAAATAGAATTATACCATTATAAAGAATAAATGTCAACAGTTTCTTGATCTTTTTCGTAAGAGCTTGCGAGAGAACCCTTGCGTCCGCTATAAAGTGCCTTTCTTATGGTTGGATCGCTGTCATTATACAGTCCAGTCGAAAAGTTAGTATCTACTATCCTAAACATAGATAGACTGCAACCAGACTTTTGTAGTCCCCAGAACTGTATACCACACCTCTTATAGAACTCTACAGCGTCTGGTTCAGCTGATACACGGAAGTATAGAGCTCCCTCTGCAACAGCGTAGGATAGCGAGTAGTCTGTTAAAACCCTACCCACACCCTTTCCTCTATGCTTGTAGAAGGTGTGGAGAAGCTGGAGATTGGCTACTTTGGGGTCTCTTTTACTAATAGTAGTAATGATCGCTCCAAGTAACTCGTCTCCGTCCCAAGCTCCCATACAATAGTCCCACTGCTTTTGCATATTGGCTTTAGATACAAACGTTTTCGCAAACCCATCCTCTTTACGATCAGATATTTGAGACTGGAATTGTTCTACAGTGCACTTATCTAACCTCATGGAACTCACGTTTCTTATTACCCCTATCTTTAGAATATTTTGTCTTTTCCCATCCAACATACTCATTCAAATTCCAAACAAATGGAGGGAAGTTATAATTATCTTCTAGAATTTCTTTCACACTTGGACCGTCATTCAATGCAGCATGAACAAACTTTTCAGCAAATTTAAACTGGTCAACTATCTCCTCTCGTTTAGTGGTAGATCTGAAGCATCTAAATTCAATAGTCCCTGTATGTTTCATGCAGTAAGTATTAATTGCATATCTAAATGGTCTACCCATAGAAACTCCATCTTTGCCTGCTGCATGAAGTTTAATAAAGTGATCAAAGTCAGTAGCCAAATTAGTTATGTTGTCGCACATATAGTCTGGCATAGCACGTCCACCGTCAAACTTTAAGTACATCTTTGCCCCCTTACAGCTCTTCATTTGAGGAGCATCATAAAACTGGTAGCAATTTTCTATGACATCATTTTGGTTTTCTTTGATATAGGCAACCAACTTCTTCAATGACTCTAAATCGTCTTTTAATCCTGGAACAAAAACGTGGAGGTGACCATGATTTACACAAGATGCTGATGGCTTATTGCCATGCTGAACAAACATATCATGTATTTGCATAATACGATCGACTTGCTCCTCCCAAGTAGCAGTAGGTTTGGTATTAACCTCACCACCCATATGTGGCTCCTGTCCAAGAGGATCGCATGCAACAAATTTAAATGGGTCATGTATATTTACGATATCTGTTTCAGCATATTCCCAATTACCAAGTTCTTCTGGTATAGAAATATTTCTATCGATATCGCCCCATTCAATCTCATAACCCCAAGTATAATTTTCAGTTGGATATTTCATGGTTGTAAATCATCTCCTTTATAATATACACGATCCACTTCTTTCATTCCTGCTCTTTGTGCGATATCTTTGGTTGATGTAATTACAATACCTTCATCATTATTCCAAGATATCCATAATGGTCTCTTACCGTTTCTTCCCCATTGAATGCCAGATTGGTCTAGAAAGATTGCAGCTATTGATGCATCTGGCCATTTGTTTATATCCCAACTATGGAAAAGAAGTTCGCTGTCGTTTTTAGTTTCACATTTGTAACCATATAACTCTTCCCATTTCTCAGGCATCTCTTGAGTTATGACTCCATTATGTACAACTGCCTTTTCTTCGTTAGCAATTGGTTGATTATATTCTAGATCTGAAGTTGAATATCTACAATGAGCAATTACGGTTAATCTTCCATCATCATACCATTCTTCCGGATCATGTTTGTCTACAAACGTTTCAGCTGGAATTGGCTCTTTAATCGTAGTAACTTTACCTTTCTTTAGATAAGAAACTCCAGTAGCATGTCTACCTCTTATCTGTGACTCTACAAAAAGATTCTTTACCAAATCTACAGAGAATACTCCGTCAATACCAATCACAGCACACATTAGAAAAATTCCTCTAGTGTTTGATTCTGTGATTCAGGGTGCATCTTAATCAACTCATCCTTACCTAATTTGGATTCAAGATAATCATACCACTCTTGTTCTTTCCACATACCTTCACTAACACCATTCCAAAGTTTTCTCTGAAGAGGATGGTCGGGATTTTTTCTTCTAGACTCAACATACTCATATCTAGTAGTCTCGTATTCATATGAACCAAGTTCTAACATCTTTTCTCTTAGATAACAAACCAGAGAAACTCTATGAGATCCTTCTTCACAAACTATTGGTGTGTTGCCGTGAATACACTCATGATTATTAATTAGTAAAAGATCTCCTGGTCTTATGTTAATTGCTATTCTAAGTTCTGGAAGTACCAAATATCCACCAGTATATCTACCATCATTAGATAATACGAGAAGATTAGACAACCCTTTACTAAAATCACCAGCATCTCTGTGACATGCAGTTCTAAATGTTTTATTGACAGTAACAGTAGTAAATGGTGTTTCAGGAACTACAAACTTTGAATCAATAGTATTAATTGCTTCCATCTGAGCAGAATATCTCTCAGGAAGCATCTCTTTAAATCCTCTCGATAATCTTTGAAGAAATGGAAATGACATTTTAAATTTGTCAAAATTATCTCTAGTGTATGATGTAGCTCTACCGTAAGGTATCCTAGGATATCGATCAAACCAACCAGCAATACCAGAGTCTACGGCATTACCATAAGTTGTCTCGCTGATATTCTTCATTATTTCTAGAGTTTGTTTCGCTCTTTTCTCAGGATTTAGTGGCTTTATAGATTCCAGCCATGTGTCAAAGTCAAACCCTTCTTTCAACTTGTATATTACCCATACATTATTTTTACCACCACCAAGTGCTTTCTTTCTTGCTTCTTCTGTTGGGTACTTTGCTTGAACTGAATCAATAACATCTTC